CGCGCGTCCACCAAAGCACCACCGTCGCGTGCTCGAATCCCCAGTCGATACTGATCCACCGCGGCTGCCAGGATTCGAAAATGACGTCATCGAATCGCTTGACGTGCCGCGCCGGATCCCAGTTCTGGAAAAACTGCCCGGCGAGAATCGACCAGCTGCCAGGGATCCAGGCCATTCTGAGAACTGGATCCACAATGGCGTTGAGCGAAGCGATGTAGTTGGCGTCGTTGCGATAGACAAAATTGTCTTCGTACGTCGAGTGGATGGCTTCGTAATCTTCGGGCACATAGTTGAGCGCCATTTCGCCGACGGGCTTCTTCGTGATCCACAGCGCCTTCACCCATCCGCTGCCGATGCCGTTTGGATTCGTCACCGCCGCCATTCGCGGCCGCGTCTGGTACTCGATGCCATCAAGCTCGTAAGTTTTGATCGGACAGCGATTCGAACCCTTCAAATAATCCCATTGGCGATAGGTGAACTGCGTGAGCTCCTCCCAGCCGATGAAGAGAAACTCCGCGCCTTGGTACTGAATCAGGTCCGCGTCGGTCTTGATATGTCCGAAAAAAAGATTCGAGCCATTCGGAAAGCGCACTACGTGCTTCGATGCGTTGTAACTGCGATAGAGCCCGCGAGGAATTCCTTTGACGAATAGATCCTCGATCCCGCCTTTTTCCATTGCTGTCAGCGTGCGCCGCAGCAGCAGGCAGTTCGAGCCCGGCACAAGCAAGCATTCGCTGATAGCTTCCCAGAGCAGCGCAGTCGTCTTGCCGCCGCCGCGGCCGCCTTCGGCAAGCGGATAGCGCGCGCTTGATTCGTGAAACGCTTCTTGCTTCGGCTGCGGCGTGTAGTAGTCGCCGATCGTAACGCTCTCGAGCGCGTTGCGCCGGCCGAATACTTGATGCTGCGCCGCCGGCTTCATCGAGCTTTCACGCGATGCTTCGGAATCGCCGAGATATCGATCTTGATTGGTGGCGCGAGCTCCTCACCGACAATCGGCTGCACTGGCTTCCCGAACATGTAGTGCATGCAGACTTCCAGGGCTTTCATCGCGATGTGCTCGTCTTTCGATTCAAGCTTTTTGTTGAGCAGCGCGATGATACGGTCGCCGGGCAAATTAGCCGCGAGCAGCGCTTTGATCTCAACTGTCGCGTTGTTTCGTTGACCGGGGGCACGCCCGCCGGTTCTTTCCCGCCCTCGTTCGAAGGGCCGGCCTTTTCCTGGCATTCCTGATTCCTGATCTTACATCCTGAATTTGAAATCGTAGCCGGGGCCGAGATCGCCGCCGCCGCCTGGCGGATATGGTGGAAGCACGCTCGAATTGCCGCCAGCCCATGAACTGATTTGCGCACCCCCGCCGACGTTTTCGGCCAAGAGTATGCCGGGATACCCTGTTGCATAGGTATTCGAATAATCCTGCCATTGACACATCAAGAAGCCGTTTTGAAAGATACTGAGAACCGGCAATCCATCACTGCCATTGGCAACGGTAAAACGAATAACATCGCCAACGCTTGTGATCATCTGTGCAAGATTTCCGGCTGGAAGGGGTCCCTGAAACAACGTGGTAGCCGCTCCGGAAACTCTTTTTATAATCGCCCCCACGGGGCGAGCGGTCGTGCCATCGCTTGGCCCGAGAATGTTCGCTTGATAGCCACTGTCTGAACCCGTCTGTCCACGCACGATAAGATTGATTGAACAGTTGATCAAATTCGCCGCGATTGTGGTTTCCGAATACTGTGCGGCGGAAATGGGGTTCCCGCCGGTGTACAGTGCTTCACATCCAACGTTTAGGGCTGATGGCTCGACTTTGTTTCCGGCGACAATACTCAGCGCCGTCAATCCCGTCGGCGTCACCCAGTTTGGATTTTTGACTGGTAGTGAGCCGGTGCCCTGCGTGAAATTATCCGAAGAAATCTGCTGCGTGCCGTCTTCCCTGAAGTTCACCAAGTTTTCAATCGTCGTCGGCGCAATGGCCAATCCAATTTGATAAACCTGTGGACCCACAGCATCGTTCGGCTCGCTGTTCAGATATGCGTATGTTTTTCCGCCAATGTTGATCATCGAGTTGATGAAACATTGTCCGGTATTCCAGTTGACGGCTTCGTGCAATTGGCTGTGGTGCACGGAATGTACCGGATTCGACCAAGTGATCAGATCAGGTGATGAATAGCGCACAGATTCAGTCGGATCGGTGCCTGGCGCGGTGCTGTTTTGACCGAGTTGACATTCTTGAAACCAGCCATACCACAAGCCACGCACATTCACGAAAGCTTGCGTCGGCCAGCCTGTAAGTACCGGATTGCCGCCGTATTTTGTCCAGTTGATGAGATCGACTGAAGTTGCCAGGCCTGTAGAACCTTGGCGCGCTGTCGGACCTGCTGTTAATTTCGTTCCGCCATATGCGGCATACCATGTCCCGGCAATCTGCGCGATGGGCGCAAACGTGAAAATCTGCACGCTATCCCATGCGCCTGCAGTGCCAAGCGCGATGACGTTGGAATTCTGCAGCGTCCAGGTGATCCCGTCCGGACTTGTGTAGCAGATGATATTTCCGGTGCCAAACGCCATGCCGCTCTGCGTGTACATGTAGTACGTCCCGGCGTTTTTGATGATTGCAGGGCCAAGCTGTGTGGCGATGACTGGGCTGCCGTAGCGCGTCCAGTTGATGCCATCGGTTGATTCAGCATAAAGAATATTCGATGTCGCGGCAAAATTGCTTCCGAACCACATTTTGTAAACCGTGCCGGAAAGCACCTGGGCGTTGCCTTCATAAAGCACCGCAGTCGGAATGAAAGTCCCGGCAAAATTACTTGCGCCGATATCACTCGCCAGCGCAGGAATGATGATGCCTCTTTTTTGCCATACGCCATCCTGCTGCACACCGCTATAGCCACGCCAAGAGGAGATTTGATTGTGCGTTAAAGCTGTCGGCGTGAATTGTCCGAATCCTGGCCTGCCACTCGCATAAGTTGCGTCGATGAAATAGAGTATGCGCAGGCCATTTTGGTAAACGTGCAAACCGGCACCCATGGCGGCGAATTGCCAAACATCACCGGAAGAGACCGCGGTTACTGTTTGCGGGCCGACAAGCGTTGTGCCCACGCCGGCGTCGCGGCGAATGAGTGAAATTGACCAGACTGTTCCGCTCCATGAGACGACTATCATGTAGCCGCTATCGACTGCGTTTTGCATTCGCACGAACATGTAGAAGCTGTTATTCGTGTCCGCAGTGAAAGTCTGAAGTGTCAATTCGCAAATGTGATCGTTTGGCCAGCTTATGCCGGTCCACATTTGCCCGTATGTTGTCGAAAGCGCTTTCGCTTCAGTTACCATCGGCGGAGCATTGACTACCTGGCACATGCCACTTGGAAATACCGGCATGGTGCCCCAGCCAGCAGCGAGCGACCCTGAAGCAAAGTTATCCGAAGCCAGCAGCTGATTAGAGGCCATAAGTTCAGATGTTGGTGTAGCCAGCGGCGGAAGCGGTTCGGCGCAATTGCTACATCCCGGTAGAGGTGGATTGGTACAGCTTTGCCCAGGTAAGGCCAGGGCCGCCAGTAAACGCAGTAGTGTTGATTCTGAGAAAGCGCACGTTGTTAGGAACCTGCGCCACAACTGAGCCAGAAAGTGTCGCCTGGGAAGTTCCGATGATGGCGTATTGCGCGTCAACGTCATCGATTGCGCCCTCGAGCTGCAGTGCAAGCGTGGCCGCGGTCGAGAGCCACGCCATCGTGAAACCGTAGCCGCCGGCAGGATCGATTGAGAACTGCAGGCCTTTGCCGACTACGGTTGTTTCGCCGACATCAGTCGGGTTGAAGATCACCTGGCCGCCGTCCGGCGTCACGCCGATATTCGGCGTCGTTGCCGGATAAGTGATCGAACCGACGCCAAGCGTATTCAGCGTGACGGCGGTGACTGCAACGTTTGTTACATTCGCGGGCGCGCCTGCAACAACTGTTCCGGTAACTGTCGCGAGCGCGCCGACCGCCGGCACGTTGCCCTCGATCATCTTCACGCTCGCAGTCACCACGTTCGCGGTCACTGCAAGCGCGGTGATGTACATCTTCGTCGGCGACACCCCGAGCGGAAAACTTCCCCAGCTGTACGACGGCAGGCCTGCCGTGATGCCGCGGCGCGGCGTGATATACGGAGGAGCGGTTATATACGGGGGCACTAGCGCCACCGCTTTCTGCTGCGAATCATTGAGATCATCGATTGATTGACTCCGTACATATTGGCCAACTCTTTCTGCGGCAAACGCGAGCGCCGGATTTCCTTCACGTCTGCTGCGGTGAGTTTGTTATCTCTGCGGTTGTGCGATTGATCGATCATGCTGGCCCAGTAACAGTTGCGCGGCGTGTAATTGCCGTTGTTGTTGCGACGTTCGAGAGTTTTGCCGCGCGGGCGGTCGCCCATGTCCCGGTAGAAATGTTCCCAGCCTTTCGGGCCAAGCCAGCGCGAGCAAACCGTGATCCCGCGCCATCCATGGCGCTCTGAACATGGGTGGTTCAGGTCGAAACAACGCTGCTTCATGGCGGCGTAGGATCTGTAGGCGGTACAGGTTTCGAGTAAGCGCATCCGCGCATTTTACTTCACTGGGTTCTATACGGCTACGTAACTACTTTATGTAGTTGGCTCAGTAGTAAAATAAACCGTGATGTGCATCGTGCCGTTGCCGGCAGCCAGATTGCCTGTCGCTTTGCTGATCGTAAACGGTGCGTTATCTTCCGTTGGCGGATTTCCTGCCGTGCCCGTAACGCCGGTGCCGGCTGCCGCCGCGGCCCAGTCGACAACCTGAATGCGCCGGTTCGGTGCCGTGGTCACGAGGAAGATCGCATTCGATGCCAGCGGGACAGTAAGCGAACCGATGGCAAATGAAACCGCGCCGCCAGCATCGGTGTACGCTGCGGATCCGGCCAGCAAACGCATCACGATTTTGTCGATGTTCAGAAACCAGCCAACGCCTGGCGCCGGGATCAGCGTGATCGCGCCGGTGAACAGCGCGAGCAGCTGCGCGCTCGTGAGTGTGACATCGCTGACCTGCAAGCCGGTCATGCCCGCCGGG